TTTCAATACTGTCAAAGCACTCGTGCAAGGCGATATTGATACTTTTCTTGGCTTCAAATTTACAGTTTCCAATAGACTTGCAAAAACTGGCAATGACAGAACTTGCATAGCTTTCGCACAAGACGGAATCACTCTAGGAATTGGTAAAGATGTAAATGCAAGAATAGACGAAAGAGCAGACAAGTCGTATGCTACTCAAGTTTACTACTGCATGAGCATTGGAGCTACTAGAATGGAACAAGCAAAAGTCCTTGGTATAACTTGTACAGAAGCATAATAGGAGGAAAATATGGCTACAGTTTATTCAATACAAAAGACTAAATGGGATCAAAATGTTCCTTCTGAAAAAATAGAGACTACAGAATTAGCAGGTAGAGTAAGAGTTGCTTTCGCAGAATACGAAGCAGCTTCTCTAGCGATTAATGATGTTATCCAAATGTTTAATTTACCTAACGGTGCAAGAATTGTATCTGGTAGATTAGCACATGATGCTTTAAATAGTTCAACTCAATTATCAGTTGGGTATGCAGCACATACTAATTCAGCGGGTAGTACCGTTGCTTTAGATGCTGATGCTTACAAAGCGGCAGCAAGTTCTGCTTCTGCTTCAGCTGCTAATGTGGCGAACACTATTGCATTAGGAGAAAACTCTATTGTAGATGCTAATAAAGACGGTTTACCTGTCTCTATTACTCTTACAGGAGCAGTTGCTAGTGGAACGATTCAGCTTACAATGTTTTACGTTGTAGACTAATCTAACATTAGTTAAAAAATTTTAGAATTTTAGGCGGTGAAAGCGAGAGTGGAAGCCGCCTAGAATGTTTTAAGAAAAGGAATTTTATATATGGCATCAGTAGTAGATATTTGTAACGGAGCATTAAATCAATTAGGAGCTACTACAATACTTTCATTGACAGAGGATTCTAAAAACGCAAGACTTTGTAATGCAAGATATACTCAAGTAAGAGATGCACTATTTCGAACACATCCATGGAATTGTTTACAGGTTAGAGCATCATTAGCAAAAGATTCAACAGCTCCAGCTTGGGGTTTTACTTCTCAATTTACACTCCCCGCTGATTGTTTAAGATTATTATACATTATAGATTATGATTCTGACTACAAAGTAGAAGGAAGAAAAATTTTAAGCAATACAGACACAATGAAAATTTTATATGTTTCAAGAATTACCGACCCAAATACATATGATGAATTACTAAGAGAAACATTATCAGCTTCTTTAGCGGCAGATATTGCTTATGGAATCACATCATCTAATCCTGTTTCAGTAAACATGAACGAGTTATTTCAAAATAAATTAAGAGATGCTAGATTTGTAGATTCTACCGAAGGTCAAAACAATTCACCTGATCTTGGAATGACAGATTCTATAGATGCTAGTACCTTTATTAACTCAAGGTACTAATACATGGCAAGAGTTGCAGTACAACTTACTAACTTCACCGCTGGTGAACTTTCTCCACGATTAGATGGTCGTAATGACTTATCTAAATATTCATCTGGTTGCACTAAATTAGAAAATTTTATTATCTATCCTCATGGAGCTGCTGCTAGAAGATCAGGAACAAATTTTGTAGCTGAAGTTGCAGATAGCGATAACAAAACAAGGTTAATGCCTTTTGAATTTTCTACTACACAAACTTATATGTTAGAATTTTCTAATTTAAAAATTAGAGTTTTCAAAGATAGCAGTACAGTTTTTGAAGGTAATAAAACTATTACTGCAATTACAAAAGCTAATCCAGCAGTAGTTACTTCTAATGGTCATGGTTACAGCAATGGTGATGAAGTTAAAATTAGAAATGTTGTAGGTATGACAGAAGTTAATGAAAAAAGATTTTTAGTTGCCGGTAAAACAACTAATACATTTCAATTAACAAATAAAGATGGAACTGCTATTAATAGTACAGGTTATACTACGTATGGTTCTGGCGGAATAGTTAATAAAGTTTTTGAAATTACAACACCTTATACAACTGCACAACTTTTTGATATTAAGTTTGTTCAATCAGCTGATGTTATGTATTTATGTCATCCTTCACATCCACCAGCTACATTATCAAGAACAGGAGATATTAGTTGGACATTAGAAGATGTTGTTTTTACTAAAGGACCATTTCAAGATGCTAATATTACCACAACAACTTTAACTCCATCTGGAGCAGCTATAGGTTCAAGAACAATTACAGCTTCAGCAACAACGGGTATTAATAATGGTTCTGGTTTTTTATCTACTGACGTAGGAAGATTTATTTATTTTAATAGTGGTTATGGAAAAATAACAGCTGTTGGTAGTACAACAAGTATTACAGTAGATGTTACAATAGCTTTTGCTAATGCTAATGCAATAACTGCTTGGCAATTAGGATCATTTTCTAACACTACAGGTTTTCCATCTTGTGTTACTTTCTTTGAACAAAGATTAGTATTTGCCGGAACAACTAACCAACCTCAAACTGTATTCTTTTCTAAGTCAGGAGATTATGAAAACATGGATGCCAACATTGGTGGTACAGTAGCTGATAGCGATGCTATTATTTATACGATTGCATCTAATCAAGTTAATGCAATTAGATTTATGACAGCAACTAGAACTCTAGTTATTGGAACAGCAGGTGGTGAATTTTCAGTATCAGGTGGAGGAACAGATAGTGCAATTACACCAACAAATGTATTAATTAAAAAACAATCAAATCATGGTGCATCTAATTTAGATGCTGTCTCAGTAGGTAACGTAACTTTATTTTTGCAAAGAGCTAGAAGAAAAGTTAGAGAGTTAGCTTATAACTTTGATGTAGATGGTTATTTAGCTCCAGACATGACTATTCTTTCAGAACATATTACTGAAGGTGGTGTATCACAATTAGCTTATCAACAAGAACCTAACCAAATTATTTGGGGAGTTCGTGGTGATGGTGAACTTATTGGTTTAACTTATCAAAGAGAACAAGAAGTTTTAGCTTGGCATAGACATATCTTTGGTGGAATATTTGGTATACCCACAATTACAGTTAGTGATTATGCAAATATTATAACAGGAACAAGAATTGTAATTACTAAATCAGATGGAGAAAAAATTACTTTTACATCTACAACAGGTACTGCTTCTGCTCAACAATTTAAAACAGAAACAAATAATGATACAACAGCTACGAATTTAAAAAATTCTATTAATGCTGCTAACACAGCATCATCAACTGGAGTTACAGCTACAGTTAGTGGTAGTGTTATTACATTAACAGAAGTTACACCAACAGGTTTAAGTTATTTAACTATGAAAAGTTTTGATGAAACAAGATTAACATCTGTTAGTCAAACTAAAGCAGTATGTGAAAGTGTTGCAGTAATTCCTACTGACAATGATGAATATCAAACTTGGGTTATTGTTAAAAGAACAATTAATAATATTACAAGAAGGTATGTAGAATTTTTAAATACTTTTAAATTTACAGCAACAGATAATACAACATTTAATTTTTTAGATAGTGCCGCTTCTTATAGTGGTGCAGCTTCCAGTACAATTTCTGGATTAGATTATTTAGAAGGTCAAACTGTAAATATTTTATCTAATGGATCAACACACGCAACTAGAATTGTAAGCAATGGTTCTATTACTTTAGAAAAAGCATCTACAGATGTTAAAGTGGGATTAGGTTATCCATCTGTATTACAAACAATGAGATTAGATGCTGGTTCTCAAAATGGAACATCTCAAGCTAAAACAAAAAGAATATATGAAATTACTTTAAGATTATTTGAATCTATTGGAGTAGAAGTAGGTGGCAATCTAAATGATATGGAAAGAATACCATTTAGAAAATCATCTGATGTAATGGATCAAGGAATACCAACATTTAGTGGAGATAAAACTGTAGAGTTTAGAGGTAATTATGATACTGATGGATTTATATTTGTTAGACAAACTCAACCTTTACCTTTAACTGTACTATCAATATACCCGGATTTACAAACTAATGATTAATAAATTAAATATAGTTCCTTATACTTTTGAACATGGAAGATTTATCTTTTCCTGCCAAGCCAATTATAAAATTTTAGAAAGTGATGCTGAATTTGTAACCCTACAGGGTGATGCTAAAAATTTAGAACAAAAGAATCTAGCTTTTACAGGATTAATAAATAATAAACCTATATTTTCAGCAGGTATGAAAATGGTTTGGGGTCAAGTTGCTGAAGGTTGGGTTATTGCTACAAATGAAATGTGGAAATATCCTTTAGCCACAGCGAGAGCTATCAAAAAAGATTTTGCTAGAGTTGCAAAAGAACATAATATACAAAGAGTACAAACAGGTATTAGAAAAGACTTTAAACAAGGTATTCGATTTGCAGAATGGCTAGGTTTAGAAAGAGAAGGTTTAATGAGAAAATGGGGATTTGACGGATCAGATCAATATATGTATGCGAGGTTATTTTAATGGGTTGGCAAGGAGCAGTAGTAGCAACATTAGGAGCAATACAATATAAGCAAGAAGGTGCTATTGGTAAGTATAATCAAAAAGTTGCAAATAGAAATGCAGAGATTGCAGAAAACGAAGCAGCACAGATTAATGACCAAGCTGAATTTGATATTGCAAGATTTGACCAAGAGTTTAGAAAAACAGTAGGATCAGTAGAAGTTGCTTTAGCAAAATCTGGTGTTGTAATAGATAGTGGTTCAGGAGCAAGAGTTACAGAAGCTAATCAATTAGAAGCTGAGATGCAAAATAAAATTACAAGATATAATGCTGATGTTGGAGTTGCTAAAAAAATGGAAGAAGCAAAATTTTCAAGAATACAAGGACAGGTCGCTAGAAATGCTGCACGTTTAGCACAGATTCAAACTATTGCAAAAACAAGTTCAAGTTTATTAAGTATGAGTAGTGGTTCTCCTCAAAAAGATTCTGGATTGGTGGTAGCTCCATAATGCCAAAAATTCCTACATTCACATCTGAAGCAAGACCCACAGCAGAAGTTGGAAGTGTTAAATCTAATTTACAAATTCCTTTATCTCAAACTTTAGCTAATGCTGTTTCACCTTTAACTGATTACGTTGTTAAAAAAGCTGTTCAAGAAACTAATACACAAAATAAATCAGAAGCACTTAGATTAGAAAATGATTACATCAGAGATATGCAGGAAGTTAATGATTATATTATTAATGATAAAGTTTTAGGTACAAATAAAGAAGCAGCTAATGCTTACTATAAAGAAAAATCTAATGCTTTAATTTCTAAATATAAATCACAAGCTAGTAATGGTGCTATTCAAACTTTGTTTTCTAATAATGCTTTAACTGAAGTACAAAAAGGAATTTATAGAGTTGAAAAACAAATTAATAAAAATGTTTTTAAACAATTAAGTAATGAAGTAGAAGTTAAAGAAAATCATTTATTATCTCAAGCTATTTTAGGAGACAATAATGATTTTGATTATGGTGTTTTACAAACTGATTTAACTAAATTATATACAGATGCTTATTCTGGTGTCATACCATATCCTAAACTAGAGGAAATTATTAATGCTATTCCCGGAACTATTGAAACTTTTCAAGCGAATAAAGATATTGGAGACA